CTTATAGGTGTAGCCTGCCTGTCCTGTACAAAATCTTCAAAATCTGCATCCCAGCGTGGAATGGTAAATTGTTTTTTAATGCCATCTTTAATGTAAACGTGGCCACCTTGTACGGTTTCGTTGCCGGTAATTGCTTTTACAATAAATGAACTGGCTGCTTCACCCGCATAAGTGGTATCGCTGATCACAAACCCATCATACAGATTGCCCAATGACATACCGCCTGGTGCAATCAAACCTTTTACCATACCTGCTCCAAATAACACAAGCCCGAAAGCCAGGGGAGAGGCGGCAAACAATACTGATAACAGTACCGATACCAGCGTAATTAACACCAGTGAGTTTACTATTTTAGAAAAATTTCTCTGTTTCATATCCTGTTTTTTTATGACTTTTTTTACTGTTGTTGATTATACTTTTGCTGTTTTTGCTGCGATTGTTGCCATGATATTGGCTGCGTTGTAAGTGGCGCCGGCTGTATTCACAATGTTTTCTAGCTTCTTGCCTTCTTTATTCACCGGCAATGCTTCCAAACGTGCTTTTACTTTGTCAAGGCCAAGGATAACGGCATCTTCTACCCATCCTGCTACTTCTTCATTTTTGATTTTGCCAACCTTTGCAAAACCTTCCACCACGTTTTTAATCTGCTCTGCTTTGGTAGCATCTTCAGCCAGTTTAATCTTATTGGCTACATCGGCTGCGTCGCTTGCATTTTTAGCTACTAAAGCGTCATAAGCAGCGCACTTTTCAGTGAACTTGTTTGTCGCTTCTTCCATTTCGGCTTTCATCTTATCAACCTCTTTTTTAAACTTTGCAGTCTCTTCCTCTGCTTTGTTCCGGTTTAAAATTTCACTGTTGATACGAGCCTGAACTTCAGTCAGGATGCTGTTTTCAGTAGCTTCGGTATTTAATCCCAAATAATTGGCGATTAACGAAAGACCGATTGCTTTACCCTGGATTGTTTCCATGTTCTTTATTTGTTTGAAAAAATTATTTAATATTAAATTGCTGTCCTTCCACTCTGCTTTTGGGGCGGTCGCCCATTTCTTGTTTCCGTTGCTGGTAACCTCTATTTCATTGCAAAATCCATGTTCTAAACATTCTGCCGGGTTCATCCATGTGGTTTTATCCATCATGTAATTAATCTGCGTGATCGGCAGATTTGATTTTGCTGAAATCATGGTGGCAATAGAATCTTTCATTACGCCGATTTGCTTTTTATCATCACCACCAAACGGGTTGTGCATCATTAAGCTGCTATAATCGGTCATGTAGCGTTTGCGGCCTGCCATGAATATAGGCCCTGCTATACTAGCTACCATTCCCTTTGCGTAAGTATCAACCGGTGTTTTACTGTCAAGAATAGCCGAAAAAATATTATAGCCATCCATCACCACGCCGCCGGGTGAATTGATCCATACCTGGATCCTTTTCTTACCCATTGCATCCAACTGTAAAAGTTCTGCCTGAAACAAAGAACCATCAATGCCCATACCGTCCTCACTGTCATAGCCTATATGCTTATTAATAAGCATTATCGGTTCATCGCTATTTATATCTACTATGTACATTGCTACCCTAAATTTCACATAAGTTAAAATGGAATGGTAAAAAGTGGGCTACCTTTTTTATTTGGGTTAAATAAATTTGATTTGAATTAAATATTTACGGAATATAAAAAGCCCCCTGCATAGAAACACCGGGGGCAAAACCTACTGCCTATTTATGGAAAAAGGATTAATAAGAATTTTTACTCGGCGTTCGTAATATTCGATCCCGTATATCTTTAGGAATAGTGTCATACAGCGCCTTTGCAGCCTGGTTGATAGCGGCGCTCTCACTCATTTCGTAAGTATCCGCATATTTTTTAATAAAGCTATGCATACTCGGTTTTAGATACCCCTTAACCGCCCTTTCGTGGGATGAACTCATATATTGATTAAAGTTTAATGATGTAATACCTGAATGATATATTTTGGGTAACGCTTCTATGCTCCTGAAAAAGTACATTAAACCCCGCATTTGTAACATTATTCACAGCCCATGTGATAGCTGCGTCGTTTGCGAATGTCCCGTTACTTACAATAGTCCCCATTACGTCATAAGACCCTGACGGTAGGGATGCCCCGTATGTTATAGTAAAGGAAGATCCACCCGGTCCAACATCGCCAACAGCATACAGCCCAGATGCTACGATTGGAAATAAATTAGCTGTTGGTGCCGGCGTGTAAACAAATAGATTAGGATATGACCCAATTACTTGACTAATATTGTCCGTGTATGGCGATGGCGACAGTGGCGCTGTAAGGTTTAACTGCGCTGGTATTTTAAATGACAGAAAATAAGCCTGGGAAAAATTTGCCAATCCGCTACCAGGGGCACCTTGTGAAAGCACCATTTTATAAATATCATGGACATTCCTTACTGTGGTATCCGTAAACGTTACCGGATCCGCATCTGTTGTATATTGCGTTTGCCCTATACTGAAAACACCTGTATTCCCAGAGGTGGCGGTAAAGCTGGCCCCGTCAAAGTCATACACTTCCCCGTTATAAAAAGCGGTGCCTGCTGAAACACTAAAAACCGGATCGGTGCCAATGTTTATCATGCCTGATAAAACGTAAACAACTGCAGGATCATAGCCAGTCCCTATTAAGGCTTTAATTGTGGCCGCCAATGTTTCCCGGTGTGCGTCTTGTATAAATTGCAATGTGCCTTTTTTTACGGGGAACCTTGATGTGTCGCTTATCGGATTTGTATTTAATTTTTTCATGTTAATATGTAACGATGGTGTAATTTAAACTGATTGGAATATAAAGGTTTATAAAATCCCTAACTGCCTGCTCATTAGTGAAGGCATATAAAGACGAAAGGAAATTAACCTGAAAATTATTGATCCGCACAAACGGGTACCTTAGTCCCACTTTATCCGCACTGGTAGTTTGCCCGGATGAGCTGCTAAATGTTTCCGTTTCGCCAACAATAAACCCCGACACCACCGCCGGCAGATTAGTAAGGTAAATGTCCGATAATGATGAACTGCCCGGAGGGCGGAACGTGCCATTGAATTGCTGATTCAGTGCAAACTCTAGTACAATGCGCTGTCCGTTTAACTTGGCCCGTTCATCTACTCCTAAAAAGTTATCCTGTATTTTAATCCAGCTACTTGATGTAGGAAAGTCGGTATTGCCATCTTCCAGCGAGTAATAAACAGCTTTGTTATAAATAACTGTTGCGTATTTATTGTAAACCCCGGATGCATAATTGGAAGCGGTGGCACCTGTTTTATAACTGGTAAATAATAAATCACGGCACCATTGAACGGATTTTAATAAAGCTGTTACAAGTGAAACAGTATTATTGTCACGCTTATCCGGCGGGAGTAATTCAGGCCCTTGCTGGTCAAAATCGATATTGTAGATTGATGCCATTAATTTTTATATTTTAAAAACCAAACCCGAAACCATAATAAAATAATTTCTGCCTGAAAAATAACCTCCCGGCTTGCGTAAGGTCGGTTACAATCAAATGATATCCCTATGCCTTGAAACCGGTTTGAAAAACCAAAATAGCTACAGTATGTTTTACCGTCCATTCTCATTACTGTGCGGTAAAAATTAAAGTGTCAGCAAATGTTTTAGTGGCCGTTGTTTCTTCACTGATATACCCGGCAATGGTCACGTATTGCCTTTGAATAACGGCTGTACTTAATATCAAATCAATGCCTGCGCTAAACGGGTTGGCGTCGGACCGCCCTCGGACATTATTCAATACAATGTCATTTACGCCGGTTACATTCCTAATAACAGCTTCCAGATCAGTCATCTTTAAAGCACCGTTAAAATTGGTCAAGGAAAGCGTTTCTAAATAAGCGTTGATAGTATCAATCACGCTTGACTGAATTACTGCAGCGTATTGGCCGGCATAGAATATTTCTGCATCGATGTACAATTTATCCGGATCAAGGGAAATAACCTGGTAATCAATTCCGGTGGTCCCTATAATATCAATGTACCCTTGTGCGCTGCTTAATTCCGGAGCACTTAACGCTTCTAGCGGGCTACCCTTCGCAACCTTAATGGCTACTGAGTTACTAATGTCCGATGTAACCGAGCAGGCTGTAATTATCCGCAATGATTCGTTAATGACAGGGTAGGTAGGGATGGTGTCAATCAATGCAATTACCTGCGGATTGCTGGCATCATATTGAAACTTGAACATTTTATCCTGAATCCAGGGAGCAGTAGCCGCCGCCGCCTTGCTTACAACCAGTTCAATCTGCTGTTTAAACAGGTCCTGCAATTGCTCCATTAGAGCCTGGCATACGGCAACGGTAAAACATATCTGCCTTAACATATTCCGCTTACTCCATAATACCGGGTTAATGGTAATGCCTATGGATGCGAAATTGGTTACCAGGTTATCCTGTATGTAACTTTGTATATTGCTTACCGATCTTGCCATTTTATTTTATTTTTCCCACCATATCTGCGTTGGGTAATTTATTGTTCCTTAAAAAATATTCCTTCATCACTAAAAGGCTGATGCCGCTTTTTTTGCTGTATTCATTCAGGTAATCTTCCGTTTTCCCTGATAGTAAACTTAGTTCGTATGCTGTCCTATCCATTTACATTAAATTTTGTTGAGACTAATTGGCCAGCTCCACTTGCCTTTGTTATACCTACTTGCAAATCAGTTGGCGGCACACTATCGATATACGCCTGCGGATGATCGCTATCGTACCGGCTTGCAATACTGTCAGTGAAATTGCAAACAAAATCACACACATACACGAAAATATTATCATGCTCATAGTCCTGCTGCTCCGATACGCAATTAAGCGGCCCACAAGCCGCAGGTTCAAAACCGGTAATATTGGCAATGATCTGATCCCGTAAATCAAACACCGGCAAATCCTGTTCAAAAGTGCCGTCCTGTGCATCGTAAAACTCATGTGCAATATGAATCCTAAATGATAAATCTGCGTTCCTGAATCCCTGCCCGATTATCTCATAGGTGGCATTATTTACAACCTCAACAAAAAACGCAGGCATTGGAAAGGCAACACCTTTGCCGTCCTTTAAATACGCTATTTGATTATTCCACACCCTCACATGAGGGCTTACTGTGGAGCCATCCCCATTGGTAACGGTAAGCGTTTTTAGCTTTGTTAATAAATCTTGTATTGGTTGTTTTACTCCAGCCATTAACGCCAAATTTTATTTGTGAATTCGTTTATTTTAGCAACCTGCATTCTCCTTAACGTTGCGCTATCCTTCATAAATGTTCTTGCAGGCATTGTTATATCATGCGCCCCAATTGTTACATTAGCACTATGGGAATAATCATTATTATACTTTGCTTTTGCAAATTTGCCCTTTTTGTTAAAATGAACAACTGAATCCCTTGCTCCTTTATTTATTGTTCCACCATCATTATGTATCGCTGCATAAGGTATTGCGACTACTAGCTTTATGTTATCAAACCGCTTTGACCTGATCGAGTTACCTACAGCCCTTCTTAAAGCGCCCGACTGCACAAGTGTCGCTCTTGTCCTTGCCGCTTTTGTGGCCGATTTATACGACCATGTCCCTTCAATCTTTCTTTGTGGCGTTTCCCATGTCTGCCCTTCCCACCCCTGGTCACGCCAGCTTTTTACAAAATAGTTTTGCGCCTGGTTAGCTAAAACAACCGGCAAATCTTCTTTCATTGCGATTATCTTTCTCCTTACCTCGCCAAAACCAAATCTGTTGTCGTTCATGGTTAATCTTTTTGGTATTCAACGGCTAAATTCTCAACCATAAATGCACTGCCTTTTTTAAGCGTAACATTTTTAAATACAATCTCGTTTTCAATTTCAACTTCCGGGTGTAACTTTTCGGCGTGTTTTAAAAACATACCCCAGTATTTCGGGATCAATGAGATGGATTTTATTTTCCTTGTGCCTCTTTTGTTGTGAGCGAGACAGGCTGTAACCATATCAACCGCTATATTTCCTGTTTTATTCATCGTCTTTATTTTTTGGTAATGGCAATCCAAAATTTGACCGGGCAAAATCTCTGTCTTTTTTCTCTACTTGGAAATATGGATGTTCAGGGCTGAAAATATACCCGTCTTTGCCCGGGTTCATTTTAAAAACATCCTGCATATTGCTTTCTACTTCCTCTGCTTTAGCCTCATTTCCCTTTGTTGCTTCCACTGTTCCATCTTCTTGCAATAAAATACACCTACAGTTAAAGTGATTGAGCGGCGAAACCTTGTTCCATATCTTGTCGCCTACCGGTGCGACAATGCCATCCAAAGGCTTACATATATCGCTTGTATTCTTATCTAAGACAGCTGAATACCTTAACATGGGTAATGCCTTTGCATTCTTTTCAATCTCGTTCCATTTGCTTGCCGATTGCGCCTGTCCAACTGCTGTATGATATTCTGTATTCCCCCATGTTGTATTCCATTGCTCAAATGTTTGGCGGCCCAGTTGCCCAAATTCTTTAATACTCCTTAACTCCCCGGCCTCATTAATCATTAAGCCCTGTATCTCCTTTACCTGCTGAAATGTTTTTGCAGCCGAAAACATAAAGGTGTTCTCCCGTAATTCAGCCAGCAATTCAAAATCCTTGCCTACTGCATCGGCTAAAGTCATCCCAAACCCTTTGTAAACCGCTTTTTCCATGCTTAAGGCGATGGCATTGTAAAGGCTTTCAGGTAAATCATACTCGGATATTAAGCCATTATAAATGCCCTCAATCAGCTTTTTTAAATTTGCGTCCGAGTATTCAAACATTATTTATACAGATTTTTTAGCTTCTCAGTAATCGGCTGCCCGAAAGCCGGCTTCCCCGGCGCTGCTACTTCAATTTTAGTTGAAACTATTCCGGTCCTTTCTTCAAAATACTTTGCATCCATCTGCAGGCCGGCATCCTTCATGGTTTTAGCAATGGTAGCCGTTACTAAATTGCTGGCATCTTCTTTTTTTCTGAACGTTTCCTGCTCATCATCGTTTTTGTATTCAAATGAGTAACCTTCGGGAATATTAAAGCCAAATTCCCTCATTCGTGGTATTAATTGTCCGTTTATAATCGGCGTAATAAACGCCCCGTCTTTGGTTTGCTTATCCATTAAGGCATTGGTAACGGGATTGTCTTCTGCTCCCTGGCTACCTCCTAACTTGCCAGGTGTACTGTCAATAGCATCGGCATGGCCTAATATCAGTTTAGATATTTTCTTTTCACAACGCAGTTCTAGAGATTCATACACCTTGTATCCCTGGCCAGCCCCCTTTGTTTCTACCAGTTCAATTTCATCGGTAGGGTCCTTAAGTATAGCGGCATTGTTACCCATGTCAATTAATGACTGAAACAATACGGACCTTTCATCCTCATCTGTTTTTGTGGTAGTGCCTACCCGTATCGGTTGCCCGTAATTTTGGGCGTAGTCAACATTAAAACCTAATGTTGACCGCAGGTATATTTCGTACAGGGCTACATTGTAAAGCAATCCATAACCACAAGGCGAAGTGCCTATATCGTTGGTGGTTGGCACATAGATATGCCACCTTTTTACATCTTCATCTTCTAAAAACTTAATCCCCGATGGCATATAAGGAAAGCTGGCAACTTCCAGTCGGTCAGGCGAAATATTCCAGCGCTTAATTACCTCCATGCCTTTAAATTCATCCTCCACTACATCACCTAAAAATATAAGCGAATACCCAAACGCCTGCGCATCCAGCGCAAATGAAACAAAGCTATTGAACCATGTTTTTTTAAATATTTGCGTTAATTTTTCATCCTCAATCCCCCCGGCATTTACCACCCTGAAATCTCTCAATAATGTTAAATCCTTCCGGCGCTCCCAACATGACAATGTGTGCCCGTTCAGCACTGTATCAACAAACATTTGCTGTGTCTTATACCTGAAAGGATAATATGCCCGTTCCATTTCAGCGCAGGCCTCACGCCACCGGGCCACATCCACTTTTAAACGTGGCATTTGTACGTCGGTAATATAGCTGCTAACGCTTTTGGGGTTGCGCCTGATGCCGGTTACCGTTTGCCCGTTGGTCAAATAGTTAACTATTCTTGTAAGTGGATTGGCCATTATTTTTTCTTAAATTTAAAATCAACTGACAAAGGGTGCCGGCTGCTCATTGATATTGCCTTGATTGTCTCAACTGTATTCATTTTCACTACCTTTATTCTTATTGTTGATTTCATTAATAATCGTTTACCTGCTTGATTTGAGAATTGTACCTGATGCGGTTACCTTGCAATGGCTGAATAACGGGCAAGGATGGTGTTATCTCGCCTCTGCCCGCCATTTTCAGCCATTTAATTGCATCATCATATCGCTTCACCCTTAAATCAGGAATATTCCTGGGCGCAATGCGGGAATGAATATGGTACAATGCAATGTCGCAGCAATAAGTTACTAATTGGGCATTACGATTGTCCCCTTTTACCCATGCCGTAATTGTGCTGGATGAAACAACATTTGAATAAAGAATAAATAAAGAGGCGCTAATGGCTAAAGAATTGCCTACCAATGTAAGTACACCGGTGTTATTATCAAACACATATTGCCCGGTTAACAATGGTTTTATTTCCTTTTCTATCTGAATTATAGATTGACCTATCAGCGCCGATATTGGGATTACCGTCTCCCCGTCTGCAGTGGCGGTATATTGGTATTGTAATGTCTGTGCGTACCCCGGAGTATAATTATTAATCGGGTTGCTGTATAGGGTGCCAGGAGCAACCGAATAGGCTACTCCGGTGCCCCAATACTGCTGCCCGCTTTGCCCATTATCCGGGAACACATTTGCCGTTGTACTATTAGTATTTGTTTGTAATTGTGTTTGATGAGTGTAAACGATGGTAGGCTTTGCGCAGGTGTAAACCTTATCTTTCCAAAACACCTTGTCACCGGTGCTGTATAGCCCGTATAAATCAAACATTGGGAAAGGGTAGGGTACATAAAATATATCATACTGAGCGCCCAGGTAAATCCATTTGTTTTGATTGAATGGTTCAGGCGTGGTGATCGATACATTTGAAACATAAACTAAACCGGCCTGCAATGCTAGTTCACCAAGCGCATAGGATTTAGTGGCTGAATAAGGATTTGCATCTAAATAAACCCGTTGCCCGGCCTTGTATGATGATGCAGGATTGTAAGAAGTGGTATCGGTAAATTCCTGAGTAGTGATATATTTCTGTACTAAATAGCTGATCGCTTCGGCTTGCGCTGTTAGCTCAATACCATTTAGCAGCGATAAATCACTGCCTATTATCTGATTGAGATTGTCACCTTGGATTAGGCGTTTAAAGTCCTGGAATATTAAATAACTCAAAATTTACCGTATGACTGCTATTTATGCAGTAAATACAATTCAAATTTAAGAAACTATTTAATTTAAATGAAATTTATTTATTTTAAAGGAGTTTTGCATTAAATAACTTTTATTTTGACCCCCTTGTAAGTCCTTACCGGCTTTCGTTTCAATTCAGTACAAAGTAGCCTGTATGACTCAATCCCGATTAGGAGTAATCGTTTTTTTACCGGTATATTGGCCGGGAATTGAGAAATGCTAATATCTAACTTTTCAGTTATCATTAATATAGCTGGATTTAAAATGATAAACCACAAATTTCAGTTAGGCTAAAGTGAAGCAAGATTCCAACACAGGCTAACTGAATAATAAAAATTAGAATGTCATAAAAATAATGTCCAAAAAATTTAATCTCCTTCATATAGTTTAGTTTTTGTTTTAATATCCTGCCTTACTTACCGCCTTGCCTAATTTCGGTATGGTAGATTTTCCACCCCGTAAATAATTACCGTATTCATTTGCAAAAGCTACTGTAAGGAAATATCTTTTTGCATCGCTCGGATGCCCAAATTCCTCATAACTAACCTTTGTTACCGGGTGCGTTTTCTTTGTTTTCTTTAATGTGCCGTCCGAATCTTCCAGTGCATACTGGTAATCAAAGATACTTTTTTTACACTTTTCATTTATTAAAATACTCAATTCAGTTTGCCCCCGGTAGGTAGCGTTTACAAAGCCTGCTGATTGTACAATGGACGGGTTAACAGACTGCAGCCGCTGTGTTGGCCTGTACTCCATCAAGTATTTACTTATATCAGTAAAGAAGTTTTCCCCCTTCTCTTTGGCGGTATCTTCCTTTAAACTGGTCCTGTCACCATAAATGAACAAGCCTTTTACCCTGGCCAGCGGGTAACGTGCTTTAAATTCGTTACATACATGGTGCCGGCGGTTACGTGGATCCGGTAAACATATCTCATCAATTTGGATGGCTTTTTTCTTTTCAAATTCAGTTGCCGGCGATATCTGCCAAACCAAACAGGTTAAATACGGGTTTACGTTTTCATCAAATGTCAGGTGAATAGGTGAATCTTCATTCCATCCTATTTTAGTTAACTGGTGGTTTACATTAAAATCCTTCCAAAATTCGCCACCGGTCCTTATCTTTCCCCAATTACCGAGCCCGTAAATTTGATAATAGGCATTATCCGTTATTTTATCCTTTTCAAAATCATCCATCACATGCTGATCCGTAAAGTTCGGGCCAACGATGTATTTATTATCCAAGTAGTTTGTTTTCAGGATAATCAAATTACCCTGCTCATTCACCTGCATGCCTGATATATCGCTTTCAACCTCCGTTAATACCTCCAAATCAAACACATTGGTTTTAATCCAGTGTTCTTCACTGATCGGGTTAAATATACCGATGATCTGTTGCCCGGCCTGGCCCCGCAAGCGCTTTTTAATCTGCTTAAAGTCTACCTCATCAAACTGGCTTATCTCTTCCAATATAACCCGTTTAAACCCGGTAATACCTTTGATCTTTTCGCTGTCATCTAGCCCTCTGAAACGAACATAGGACCCGGTGTGCTTGCACGCAATATAGTTCTGCTGGATAATAAAAAGGTCTTGTAACCCCCAATCTGATATAATGTTTTTAAAGTCGGCATAGATGGAATCCTTTATATCTACTGCATATTTTCGGAGTATTAAAGCGTTTTCGTGCTCCCCTTCCAGCATTAAAATAATTTGCAACTGCACAACTGAATAAGTTTTGCTTGCAGAAGATCCCCCATACAGCCATATAAACCTTACCAATTGATTTTTAAATGCCTTTAGCAGGTGCCAGTAAACATTATTGAATAATTCAGGATTAAAGTCAATGCTAATCTTTTTTGCCATACCCAACGCTTAAGTGAATATCATTTCCGGCTGTATCTGTTTGGGCGATTTTTGCAGGTGCATAATCCCCTTCCATTTTGTTTAGTTCTGTAATAGCATTACGCCTATCTGTCCAATCAGGCACCACGGGTACCATTTCAACTACCCCGTTTACCACCATTGGTTTAGTTAGCGGTATTTCACCCCTCATTATTTTAGTCAATATCCTTTTACGCTCTAAAACGTCCGCAATGTGCCCTTTACGCT